TCTGAGGGACGGCACTATGTCCACCTGAACACCAAGAAACCCTCTGAAGCAAAAGAAGCATTCGACCGTATGTTTCATGGTGATGGAGACATGGATATCTTTGGACGCAACCTGAAGCAAGGGAGTTAAGACATGGCTGACTTTTCACCACAGGCTAGGAACTCCGCTATCTGGTCAGGCGATGCCCGAAAGATCGCTGCCGGCAGAGCCGCTGATGTCTGGTTAGTAAAAACTGGTCAACAGGAAATAGAAGATATATCAGGAGAAGAACACGTCCAATGGGGACTGAGGTTACAAGAACCCATTGCCAGGGCAGTCGGAGATCGGTTGCAGGTCAGGTTGAAAGAGTTAGACATTGAAGGCACTCATGTCAGCCTACCCTGGATGCGCTCGCACTTCGACTTTGTGTCTGAGGACAATCGCACCCTGTTTGAAATCAAAAATTACAACATCCATGCTCGCAGTAAATTCGGTGAGGATGGTTCGCAGGATGTTCCCCCTGCTGACATGGCGCAGGTCATCCATGAAGCTGCGGTGTTTGGTGTCCAGCTGGTCAATCTGTGCGTCCTGTTCGGAGGTCAGGAATTGTGCATCTATCCGATCAATGTCGATGATGCGATGAAGCAGTTAATGATCGACCAGGAAGCTACGCTATGGGCGCATATCCAGACCCGGACACCGCCGGAGGCTACGCACCCGGATGATCTGCGCCGCCTGTTCCGCAAGGATGACGGTAGCTACAAAGTAGCTAGTCAGGAGGTGCAAGCTGCCTGCATGAAGTTGAAGGACATCAAGCAGACGATCAAGCGCCTGGAGGAGCAGGAGGAGATTCTGACCGGCATGGTGCAGAACTTCATGGGTGAGACTAGCCTGATACAGACGGTAGATGGTCACGCATTGGCAACCTGGAAGAAAGCCAGCGATGGTGAACGATTCGACACCAAGCGCCTGAAGGCAGAGATGCCTGGCCTCTACGATCAATACAAGGTTTCAAGCCTGGGGAGCCGGAGGTTTCTTGTCAAATGATCTTGAGCAGGAAATCAGGAACATCCTGAAACACTATCCACTGACTGATCTGAAGATGGTGAACTATGTCGAATCTACTAAAACCCTATATCTGATCTATCGAAAGGAATCAAATGAGCATCGAAGCTATGAAGCAGGCGCTGGATGCGCTGGATAAAAGAATCAATGGTAATTTTGATGGTACACCATATAGCTCCATTGAGTATGTGGCTGTGCTTGCCTTACGCGAGGCCATCGCAGAGGCAGAGCAGCACAAAGTATCCCAAGAGACTGACGGATTAACCGTGGCCTACATGAGCGGTTTTTACGATGGCAAGAAAAAGCGCGAATGGCAGGGTCTGACGGAGGAGGAGCGTGACCATTTTGAAGGTCTGCATCTTTATGCAGCACGAAATCAAGTAGAAGCATGGATTGAAGGTGTACCTTCTTTCATTGAAGCCATCGAAGCCAAGTTGCGGGAGAAGAACACATGAGCATCGAAAGAATGAATACTGAACGAATTAGAGAACTTGCCGAGCAGGCTGAAGTATGGAATGTTGAAGGCGACAGCGACAAGTGCGAGGTTGACTTGGAAAAGTTCGCCCAGTTGATTGTTCGGGAATGTATCTCAATTAATAGACAACGAATGTTTTCAGATTATGAAGGTGACAGTCTCCGAGTGGCTCACAACAATGCGTTATTGTGTGCTACCAGCGATATGTTTGAACATTTCGGAGTTGGAGAATGAACGAACGAATTAAAGAACTTGCTGAACAGGCTGGCGATGATTGGGATCATACTTTAGAGTCGGATAAAGAATTTCTGAAAAAGTTCGCCGCACTTGTTGCCGCAGAGGAGCGAAATAGGATATGGACTCAATCACATTGGACTGAGTATGAAAGAAAAATTGTGGCAGCAGAGCGCGAGGCGTGTGCAAAGATGTGTGAATACTTAGATGCTGAGCACGAAGGCGAAGATGTGCTAGGCACTTGGTGCGCCGCCGCTATTCGAGCAAGGGGGAATGAATGAATGAGATTGCAGAGAAGTGCATCCAGTACGCTAGGAACGATGACTATCCTCTGACTGCCAGTCTGTTGTGGTCAGCAGCCAAGGAGATCAACAAGCTGGAGCATGAGATAGCAGAATTGACCTACAGGCTACAAACAGGTCTTAAGGTCAAGAAATGAGCAGGGTAGATGTGGCAATATATGTAATGGCAGTAAGCAGCATCATTGATACAATCCTTTCACTTATGGAGAAATTTAAATGAGTAACGCATTGGTAACTATGGATGACATTAATTTCATGGGTAATGCCATCAGCAAGAGTGGTCTGTTCGGCATGAAAACACCTGACCAGGCTATCGCTCTCATGCTGATCGCGCAGGCTGAAGGTATGCACCCTGCCATTGCAGCGCGTGACTACCATGTCATCCAGGGCAGGCCGGCGCTGAAGGCAGACGCAATGCTGGCAAGGTTTCAGACTGCCGGCGGGAAGGTCAACTGGGATGTCTATACGGATGCCGAGGTCAAGGCAACTTTCTCTCACCCCTCTGGTGGCAGCGTCACCCTGTCCTGGACGCTGGAGCAGGCCAAGCGTATCGGGCTGGCAGGGAAGGACAACTGGAAGAACTATCCTCGAGCCATGCTTCGCGCCAGGGTCATCAGCGAGGGCATCAGAACCGTCTATCCGGGCTGCGTGGTCGGTGTCTATACGCCGGAAGAAGTGCAGGACTTCGATCAGCCCAAGCGTCCTATGCGAGACATGGGGACGGTGGAGGTGGTAGAGGAGACACGCGAGGCATTCATTGAGTCTGACGAACTGCCGCCGGCAGGGGTGGATATCTGGCCTCTGAACGTGCCAGGACGCGACACAATGCAGTGCGCTGATCGTGCCGAGTGGGTGGAAGCCTTCCTGATGCTGGTGGGCAAGGTTGCCAATGCCAAGCTGCAAGACGCTGACAAGCAAGCCAAGGTAGCGCAACTGCGCTCTGCCAACACCGCCGCATTCTCCCGGATGGGCATTCAAGCCAGCGCCGAAATCTATCGCCAAATCACCGAGATTCTGCCGCCGCCGGAGGTGGGCGCGGAAGGTGCAAAAAAGTGGGTGGAGGAATTCGATCAAGCGTTACAGGAACCCAGTGCGCCGCAATCCTAACCATGCTCAAGCGTGGGCCGATCACGCCACTAGATGCCATCAGGGAAGCGAAGTGTATGCGCCTGGCAGCACGGATTGCTGACCTGAAGGCAGAGGGTCACAACATCACAATGGAAATGGTTACGCAGGGAGAGAAACGGTTTGCAAGGTATTCACTTATGAGGCAACACAATGGATGACTATGGTTACAAGGTCAAACGGTTGATCGAAGGCAAAGGTGTCTTGTTTACGAACAACGACAAAATTGATGATGGCAGTCCAGATATGAAGGGGGAAATACTTTACAAGGGTGAACTTATCAAGATCGGCGGTTGGATTTATCACACTGACAAAGGGATGCTTATCTCCCTTGGCATAGACAAATTTAAAAGGAATCGTGATGGCTACTAAGACTCCAGAGGAAGGCAAAGGCGTACTGTTCAGCGCCGACAAGAAGGGCAACCCGAAAGCACCCGACTTCAAGGGTGAGATCATGGTGGAAGGCAAGATCATCAAGCTGGCAGCGTGGAAGCGACAATCAGCCTACGGTGAACTGATTAGCCTAGCTCACAATACTTACAACGGCGGCGCTCCGCAGCAGAAGTATCCGCGTGAGATCAACAATGATGACGATAACTCTGTTCCATTTTAATTAGAAAGTAATCCATGCGATCAACCAAAACATTTGAGCAGCGATTCTTGAGCCATGTAAGCAAGCAAGAATCTGGATGCTGGATATGGACGGGAGCAAAACTTTACAACGGATATGGACGTATTCGTGATGCGAACATGAAGCCATCATTGGCGCATAGAGCGAGTTACGAACATTACGTTGGAGGCCTTCCTGCTGGCAAATACGTTTGCCATAAGTGCGACACTCCGTCTTGCGTCAATCCTGCTCATTTGTTTGTTGGTACGCCAACTGAAAACCAACAGGATGCAAAACAAAAAGGAAGGGCAAAAAAGGCAACGTTCAAGCTAGACAAGAGCAAAGTCGAGATCATCAAAAACTTGCTCAATGAAGGAATGAGTCAATCAAAAATTGCAAACCAATTTTGCATATCACAATCTATGGTTTCCTACATCAACACTCAAAAAGGATGGGCTAATGTCTAAGCCAAAGCTGTTTATTAGTACGCCAATGTACGGAGGTATGTGTACTGGCTTCTATACTCAATCAATCATTCAGCTCAACAATTTGCTGAAAAATTCAAACATAGAATGTGTTGTGTCATTTATGATGAATGAAAGTCTGATTACTAGGGCGAGGAATGCGTTAACGCATAACTTCTTGAAAACAGACTGTACTCATCTGATGTTCATTGACGCTGACATCCGGTTTAATGCTGGTGACATCCCTCCCATGATTGATGCCGATAAAGAAATTATCTGCGGCATCTATCCTAAGAAGGAAATCAACTGGGAGTCAGTCAAGGCCGCAGTCGATGCAGGTGTACCTGTTGAGAAACTCAAACACCATACCGGCTCGTTCGTGGTGAACCTAGTGGACTACAGTGCAACGGTCACCGTGCCGATTAATCAGCCGGTGGAAATCTGGAATGGTGGCACTGGGTTCATGCTCATCAAGCGTAAAGTCTTTGCGGAACTTGCTGACAAAGTTCCTAGCTATATCAATGATGTCACAGACCTATCCGGCACGATCAAGCAGGATTTGATCAGGGAATACTTTGCTACCAGCATCGAGGAAGGTACGCAGCGCCTGCTGTCAGAGGACTATCACTTCTGCAACATCTGGAGGAAAGCCGGTGGCAAGGTCTGGGCAGCGCCCTGGGTGCAACTGGCTCACATAGGGACGTATGCCTTTGAAGGTCAACTGTTGCAGTCGGCATGACCATGGACGAACACTACGATTGGTCAATGGCGATCCTAGAGGTCAAGCTGCATATCAACAAGCTGAATCACGCGCTGTTGATGCGTGACCAGGTTGAGGCCAAGGCAACCGCCTCTAAGATCATTGCCAGCATGACCAAGCTGTTGGAAGAACTGTAGATCAACGGGGGAAAGCGGATGCTAGAAGACATTATTATGGAAAAAATTTTACCAATAATGGTTGTTTTATATGTTTTTATTCAAATTTTTTGTCTCATGAAAGGTTGCTGAAAATGAACAAAATCGTGATTGATGGTATTGAATATGCGCCCGTTAAAGCCGCAGGCAATCGTGCAGTTGTAGTGGTGAATTCAGGCTGGATTTTTGCTGGTGATACCGAACAAGTTGATACAGTGGTCGGCAAAAGCATCCGAATTACTCGTGCGCTGCATGTGTTTAAGTGGACTGAAATCGGTTTTGCTGGTGTGATTGCTAAGCCAAAAGATAAACGCGTTGATTTGCGTCCATGCGATCCTGTTGAAGTGCCGCTTGCCTCTGTAATTTTTATCGTGCCAGTAGAGGATGGTTGGGGGCTGTGATGCTTCCAGTGGGCGACGGCAACGGCTACGGCAACGGCAACGGCTTTGGCAATGGTAATGGCTATGGCTTTGGCAACGGCTATGGTTTTGGTAATGGCTATGGTTTCGGTGATGGCGACGGTTACGGTAACGGTAATGTCTACGGTTTCGGTGACGGTTATAGCAACGGTTTCGGTATAGGTGACGGTTACGGTTTCGGTGATGGTATCGGTAAAGGTTACGGTATCGGCTACAAAACCGTGACTATTTAATCAACGGGGGAAAGCGGATGCTGGACGGAAATCACGCACTCTAAAGCATGACGTGTTACCCAGACGCAGCGAGTACCCCACCAAAAAAAGCCCCCAACAATGGGGGCGAAGTCCCTTGCAGGGGAGGCTACGAAGATGGAGACAATTATGCCAAGTTTTGCAGACCTAGCAATACCCAAGATGCGTGGCCCTAACCAGATGCACATTATCTGCATCGACGTTACCAACAAGTGTGACCTGGCCTGTAGCAACTGCACCCGGTTGCTGGAGAACCAGGACAGCCTGTGGGAGATGACACCGGACAACTTCAGGACGGCACTACGCAGCCTGAAGGACTACTTCGGCATCATCGCCATGATTGGGGGAAATCCCTGTATGCACAGACACTTTGAGCAGCTTTGTGAGATTTTTGTTGAGGAGATTCCCAACAAGCTGCAACGTGGTCTGTGGACGAACAATTACTTCAAATACAGGAACTTGTGCGAGTCTACGTTTGGCACGTTCAATCTGAATGCCCATGGGGTAGAGAAGGCTACGCAAACCCTGCTGCAACTGAGCAATTCTGCGGTGGCGCAGGGAGCGATTAGCTGGAACTACGGTGGGCATTCGGAACACGCACCACTGTTGACTGCCGGCAAGGACTTGTTTGGCGAGGAGGAAATGTGGGACAGGATCACCAAGTGCGACATCAACCGGGAATGGTCTGCCAGCATTGTCCAGGTCAACGGCAATCTGAGGGCGTACTTCTGCGAGGTGGCGGCATCCTTTGACCTGGCTCGGAACACTGACCACGGACACCATGTAGTGCCTGGGTGGTGGAAGCGCCCGATCACCGACTATGCCGAGCAGATCAAGCACTTCTGCCCTGGCTGTGGCGTTCCTGCCAAGCAAGCCGGTCACAAGGACTTTGAGGAAACAGATACCTACACGGAATCCAATGCCGACATTGCCCTGAAGAACCCCAAGCGCAAGGTCATCCTACTCACCGAAAAGAAGGAACTGGCTCATAAAGTGACCCAGTACAACACGCTATGACACCAGCACAGCGAGGGCGCAGGAATCGGCAACGGGGACAGGAAGGGGAGCGCGAAGTCTCTAAGCTGTTATCTGATTCTCTCAATATGCCTGTTAAACGATTACTTGGGCAGGAACGGGACAAGGGTTCTGACATCCTGACCAAGCCTTACCGATGGGAGGTGAAACGCAGGAAACGCATTGGATTGATCTATGAATGGCTGGAGGAAGCGCAGGACGGCCTCCAAAACGCATCAGAACGGCCTCTGGTCGCTTTTCGGGCAGACGGCAAGGGTTGGCTAGTAGCCATGCCCCTTGAGGAGGCTATACGACTTATACGAGAGGAAATAGTTAATGAAGATAATGGATGTGTTAATAAGCCTGATTGATGGATATGAGCCTAGCCTGATGCTGCCGCATGAGGCAATCATGGCATGGAGGCCAGCTGATCCCCGGCGCTACGATAGCCGGCGGGAGAAGTGCGTGGAGTATCTGCGAGCTAAAAATCTCTGGGTGCTGGACGGGAAGTTTACCCCTACCAAGTCCAGCCATACGGACATCACGGTGGTGTTCAACCGCGCTCGGCAGGAAATGGGCGAGAAAATGATACAGGTGGCAAAGTGACTACCGGCAACCCCAGCGCCGTCTAGCTGCCTTGCCGCGCTCACCCTTCCAACTTTTGCTTCTGGCACAGAATGACTTGTGCCGGGGGCCGGACTTGGTGGGAGCCTTAAGGTTACTGCCGGCGGCACGGGCTTTGCGCCTGCCTTTCTCGGTCAGGCCAGCGCCCCTGCTTGCCGGTAGCTTTTCACCCCGGCCTACAGACAGGTTGGGGAATTTCTTAGCCACGGCGTACCTTCCTTTTCTTGGCAGTCTTGGCTGATCGACGGAACGCTGCGGCAGTGGGATAGCCTTTCTGCCCCGGCTTCTTGGCTGGCAAGCCCAGCTTCCTGCGCCGGTTGATGTTGTAGTACAAACCTTTCTTAGCCATAGTTCCTTGTCCCTTGCTTGTCGATTATCAGCCTGCTGTGTCTAGGAGCCAATGTAGGGTCACTAGAAACGCTGATGTGCGTCCAGGCATCAAACTCTAAGATGATCTGGTCAAACAGCACAGAGGCTGTAATACACGCATCCACGACCTGTTTGGGGGTCATACCGGGTACGCGAATGTCTGCCGCGCAGCCTATACGGTGCTGGCTGGAATCCTTAGAGCCTACAGAGTCATTGACCTGTTTGCTGCGAAACCCGCTGTTAATCATCACGGGCTTGCCGCCAACGGCTTCCTTGACCTTTTCTAGCAGGTAGGCAAGACGCTGAAGGTTGGCAATCTCCTCCTGATTTGGACTGTTGTCCCAGCCGTTCCGGGCAGCAACCTCGGAGCGTGTCAATTCTTCTAGGGTGAAATGCGGAGACAGGTTCACTTCTTCATCCCCATGATCTTTTCAAGCGTCCTGCCGCCAAAGTAGAAGGACATGATGAGCATCCCCCATTGGCCTAGCAACTCGACGTAATTGTTGTTTACCTCAATGTCCCAGGCAGACATCATGCCGAACACGGTGTAGGTGAGGAGGATGAAAATCAGGGTAGCGGGGCGGATGTTTTTGGAGAGCCATGAATCTGACCCCATGTCTGCTTTGAGTCTGTCGGTAAGTTCATGCGCTTCCGATACATCCGCATTCAGTTTTGCCAACTCGCCGGTTTGCTGCATCTCTAGCAGCTTCAGCTTGGCCTGCTCAGCTTGGGCAGGATCAGGAAATACCTTGTCCAAAATCTTGCCGCCAATATCTAGTATTGCACCTAAGGGGAACATCATCACCTCATGTAGTAGATGGCTACAAATACAGCAATCATTCCTATCCCCAGGACGACAAATACACCGACAATGGTCATCAGTTCTTCTTGCTCTTGCTTTTTCCTTGCAGCACGATCTTTGATTAGTCTAGCTTTGCGTATTGCTTCTCTGTGTTCTTCGTCTTGTTCACCAGCAATCCTGTTGCGTTCGGCACAAAGTTCGGCATACATTTCTGCCTCGCCCTGCATCATAAACAGGTCTTTTAGTTCCCGTTCAAACTCACGCATCTGCTTGCGCTGCATGACCAAGGTGAACGCCTGGGACAGCGCAGACTCATGTTGCTTGGCTTCTTTTGGGTCAGCAGGCTTGGGTAGCGCCTTGGCTAACTCTGCTTCTTTAGCCGCCTTCTCAATCTGACCTTGAGCAGAAAAGAACTTGTTAAGTTCCTGATAGCAGTCCTTGATCTGCTTGCCTACGCCGATTGCTTCCTTGACAAAAGCAACCGAGGTCTTGGCTACCGCAAACGCCGCCCCGATAGTTACGGGGTCAATCATGGTTACACCTACTTAAAGAGTCTTTCGACTAAATGCGTTGCCCCAGCGCCTACCCCGCCAGCAGCAAGCATCAGGCCGATAGCTACCCCCTTAGCCCCGGTCATCTGCTCTTTCATTTGCTTCACATCTTGACGCAATGACTCAACTTCGCCCGTCAAAGTTTCGACCGCGTTAAGCAGCCTTCCAAACTCTACCGGGTCGATTTCAGTCATTACAGCCCCTCACCTGGGGTCACATAGACTTCAGCGTTGTTGTCCTCGCCAATCATGGACACATACACAGGCGTTGAACTGGTGCATTGCGGCCCTGTAAATACTAGCCTGGTTGATGGAGGAACAAGCATCGAGTATTCTCCCGTAGCGGTTGGAAGAACAGCCGCGACATTGGTTGTGCTAATCCTGACATAGCAACCCTTGCCAGCAGCCTGATGGTTCGACATATAGTATTGATTGCTTGGGCTATCTGCGGAGACAGAAATAGTCACTGCCGTATTTGCCGTTGGCGCTTCTATTTTGTACGTCTTGCCCATAGGCTGAAAGGCAATATTGTTAGCCATGATTAGTACACCTTCCGACCGGGCTTGGTGGTGTTGCTGATCTTGGTGGAGTAGTTGTTCTCATCAAAGCAGAACACGCTACGGAAGCCACCATAGGGCATCGTGCCGGGAGTCCAATGCGGTTGACCGCCTTGGCTGTTGTCTCGCGGAGTCTGGGGGCGCATAGCCTTGGCCCACTTCTGACTGTAGTTCAGATTCTCAGCACCAGGCACAGTGCTTTTCTGCTCAAGTTCCTTCGGGTCGCGCATCATATTTCTCCTTAGTCTTTACCATAAGGTAGGAGAACAAGGCAAAAAATGCGCTCATTCCCAACCGTTCGTATGTCGGCTCCCACATTGTCCAGCAAGCCAGCCCAAACGACATGGACAAAGCTATGATGGTCAATACTCTATCAGCCAACACTTCCAACGCCAAACGCAACAACGCAATACTATCCATCATTATCCCCTTAATAAGTAAAACGATATATTAGCTGCTTTCTTCCTCATCTGCCATAAATCCACTACCCCATTCATCATCACTTATCTTCTGCTTCACCTTCTCTAGATTCAGCGCCCGGTCGATCACCTTGGTCTTGTCGGTCAGGGTGGCAGTCGGGTCAGCCATGACCTGCTTGAGCAAGTCGCTGATGGCTTTCTCTAGGTCTGGGTTTATCCCCTTGGACTTCTTGCTCACCGGGTAGCCCGTTTAGCTTGGCGGGTCTTTCGTGCATCCTCGCGGCGCAGGCGTTCCAGGTTGCGCTGGGCTTGCTTGCTGCCCTCGGCCTCACGAATACCGCCTTCACGCTCTGACTTGGATGCCCGTTCTTCCGGGCTGCGCTCTCTTGAACCGAACATTACTTTCTCCTTTGACGTTTAGTTTTACGGGCTGAACTAAGGCTGGCGGCAACCGCCTGCTTTTGCTTGTAGCCTTCCCGCATCATCTTGCGGATGTTCTTGCTGATCGTTTTCTGACTGCTGCCTTTAGCAAGCGGCATTACAACACTCCTATCAAAGAACCGCCAACAGTACCAAGACCTAACTTGACCAAAACCTTAAGCAATTCTTTCCTTGCATCTGCTGATTCACCATACGCTTTTTCTACTTGCTTCACATCGTCATACAGCTTTTCATATTGTTGCGGCGTAATGAAGTTGTCTTTAGCAAGGTCATCATAAAACTTCCCAATTTCTTTGACCGTTTCTTTGATTGGCCTGGTTGGGTTGTTCAGTTTTCTGATTAGCAAATCATTGCGTCTAGCAATTTCCTCAGCAGCTTCTCTCTGCTTCGTTGTTCCTGACAGCATTGATTGCAGTTTTTTCTGCGCTTGCGCTGGCGTTTGTTCTGGAGTTCTTGCAAACCGAGCAGCAACATCTTCGGCAGACGGCACTCTTGAAACAGCTTTGGTCACTAACCGTTCTGCCCTGCCAACCTCTTGCTTAAGAGCCGCCTCAATTTCTTTGGCGCTGGTCGCCTTGTTAGAGGCATCTGTGACGAGTCCCTTGGCATCTGCAACAGCGCGTTCCGCAGTTTCCCGTGCAGACCTCAAGTCTTTGAATTCGTCATACAAACCAGCCTGCTTTAGCTTTGCCTCATTGGTTGTTAAGAAAGTCCTGAACTCTGACAACGATGGCGCAACGTCTTTACCAAACAGTTGTTTTGTGAAATACATCCTTGCAGAATCTTTCAATTCTGGAAACTCTTTCAGCAATGTGGAAAACACCCTATTGCCTTTGTTGGCCTCACCAAGAATTGCACCAACAATCTCACTGTCAGTAGCTTTTGATTCTGTGCTGATAGGATCAAGTGCGGTCAGTTTCCGAACCTTGGCATTTCTCTCAATTACATCCAACGGCCTGGACAGCTTTGCATAGCTAGTCAGGGCCTCTTTGTATGGTTTGTAGACATCACCAGTTGTGTTGATGACTTCTCTCTTAATGTCTTTAACCAGCTTTAGGATGTTCTTGTCCAGCGCAACGCCACCCAATCCCTCAAGCGTAATGCTCTTGGCATTGATGATTGAGTCTAGGTATTGCTTAACATCATGCGCCTGTTTGACCGTCAAATTGTTTGGAACGCCCTCAGTAAATCCATTTACCTCAAGACTTCCCTTGATGTTTTCTAGTGCGCGTCTGGTTGTTGGGTTTGCTGTTTGATCTATCAAACCCTGCACATAACGGTGCATTTGTTCTGATGGAACAATGTTTTGCGTTCCAGAATTACGAATCATGGCATTGAAGCCAGATTGTTCTTGACGTATGTTGTTGTATTTCTTTACATAATCATCAATGGATTTTCTAAGCGCAGAGCCGAACGTTTCTTTATCTGCCCTTGGCAACGACAGCAGACGTTGATTCAATTCTTGAACAGACTGTTCAGCCGCTGCCTTTTGAGATTCTCTAATGGCTATTTCTGATTCAGCTTGCTGACGAGTCAATCCTGCCTGCTGGAAATCACGTTCTAGCGCCCTTCTACGATCACGCAGGTCAGCAACCACTTGTTCTCTTGTCGCAACTTCTGGAACCTTGCTGACATCAATCTGCTCTCTTGCCGCAGCACGTTCAGCGGCTTTTACTGGCTGCTCCCTCAAGCGTTGAGAAAGTTCAGATTCTCTGCCGGCAGCAATCCGTGCGGCCTCTTGTTGTCTTGCCATTTCTTCGGTGGCACGGGCAGTTGCGCTTGTTCTAAGCTGCTCTGCTGCGCCCACTGGTTCTTTTGCAGCACGGACTAATTCACCGCCTTTTCTAGCGGCAGACACTGCGGTTGGCGTGGCTCCTAGCACCGTACCAAGCGCAACAGGCAAAGCCTTTCCTTTTGCTCTACCCAAGTATTCTTCTTCGCCGGTTGGCGTAACTGCACCGTATCCAGCGCCTACAGCGCCAGCCCGACCAATGGCTTGCAAGGGTGTTGCTGCCGAGGCAATAAATTTTCCACCCAAACCAAACGGCACAGCCATAGAAGCCAGCAATGAAGCCGTCTTAGTTCCCGGGCTTCTACGCTCTGCCTCTGAAATAACATTTTCAAGCTGCCTTGATGCAGCAGCAGACTTCCTACCAAATTCACCGGGAACCAACTCTCCAGCACCAGTTACCATGCCGCCAACTTGAGCACCAGTAGCCTTGGCAAGATCAAGATATTGCTGACTAAGCGGCGGGTAAGTTTGTTCTGTTTGTGGCGGGACAAATCCAGGTTCTTGCATTTGGCGCATTGCGCCGCTAATCGACGCAGAACGGCGGGACGGAGAAGCAGGCTGGGCAGCAGCAGGGGAAGGCAAATCAGAAATATCAACCGAAGCACTTTTTGGCGGCGCAGGCAAATCTGAAATGTCAAACGCTAAATCAGCCATCATTCATATCCTTGCGTTGTAAGATATTCTTTTGCTTGGCCTTCATCACCATTAAAATACGTTCTCGCATATTCTGTTAATTTTGTTCCGCTTGGCATTGCTTTTCTGGATGAGGCGGCAGGATATGATTTATCAGTTTGTTGAGTTGCATCAACATCTAACGGTGACAACCCTTGATATTGAACTCCTTGTGCTACAGATGGCTTTTGCACAAGTTTTTTCATTTTGTCGTTCAATGTTCCTCTGTTACCACGGGCAACATTAAGAACATCATCAACAGAAAATGGAATGATTCTGTTAATTTTTTGTAATTCTTGCGCTGCTTCTTCTTTTTGATTTTGTGTTGCTCCAGGCATTTCTTTATGAACACGAATGCCAGTTTCAATTTCTTGTTTTACCCTAGCAATGTACATCGCCATGTTAAGCGCAGGATCGCCTGCTTTGGGTTTCAAGGCATTGAAACTCCTGATTGCTCCTTGTGTAGCGCCTGACGCAACACCTTGCGCTTCTAGCCTTGCCAAAGCAGCATCCAAACTGTTTGTTACTTGATCGAATGCTCTAGCGTCTGCGTTAGTTACTTCTCTACCAACAAACGCTCTGATGCTTCCTAGTGCAGTAGAAGGTTCAGTGTTAATCATTCCAGCAAGCAATGGAGATTCTGCCGTTTTTGGAAGAAGCGTTAGGTTTTTCAGGTCGGCAGATGCGTTAAGGATGTTGCCGTACACTCGGCTTGCAAACGTCAAAGCATTTTGACCAACGCGACCTGGCGCTGCTGCTTTAGCTTGGGCAGCCGCTAGTGTTGCATTAGCCTGTATTTGTGCCAAATCTTTTTGAATTCTTACCTGCGCTAAAGTACCTGCTGCGCCTCTAACTTTGTCGTTAAATGCGTTCCAAACCTTGTCTATGTTTTGCAGGTTTTCTTCTACAGCTTTAAGATCACCAGCGTATATGCGTTTTTGCGTTACAGTTCCTGCGCCAGCAATAAACGCAGCAGTCTCAAATTTTTCTTTGGCAGCGGCATAGTTAGTGGACGCTAACTTCATGCCTTCTTGGAAGTTTTTGTAGATAGCATCACGTTCTGCTTTAACCCTGTTAAATGCTTTTTCAAAGTTGACAGCTTCTTGTTTCCATAGGTCTTGACGGCCTTTCCTCCAGCCGTTCAACATCCCGGTCATAGCATCCAAACCAGCTTTGGCATTGCCTTTAGCGCCAAGTCCGGTCATCAAACCCATTGTCATCAACAAACTGCCAAGCTGGGCATAGGTAGACAAATCTTCTTGAGTTGGCCTATGCGTAGGCATTTCATTGGCAGAAAACTTGGTTTCGTATTCTTTTTGTCTACCTTGAATGTCTTTTAAATAGTTTTCAGTCTCGCGCTGTCCAGCCTCTTTAACTGCAATTTTTTGTGCAGATTCTGCTTCGGCAAGTCCAGACTCTGCTTTGCGGCGTTCTTCACGAACAGCCATCAACGCATCTTGTTGCTCTCCAATGCGCTGTTTTTCTGATGCAAATGATTTTTCTGCCGTTTCAAATTCCGTCGGCGTAGCTAATACTTCGCCAGATATTTTGGGGGTTCTTGGGAGAGCCATGGTTATGCCTGCCCGACAGTCGGTGTATTAGGTTGCGATCCATAAAATCCCGTTAACGCGCTACCAAGAGAAGTCATAGATTTTGAAATAGAAGCGTCTTGTGTCAAGCCAGTACGGATAGCATTGGCAACGTAAGAATCACCGATCTGCGCCACCTTTAGGCCGTAGTTGTATTGCTGGTCAAGTAGGTTCTGACGCAGCGCAGCAATCTGAGTAGCCGCCTGCTGTGCGCCAACACCGCCTCGACGTTCAGCGCCTTGCGCTAGTTGCGCCTGTGCCGCTTGTACTTGCTGCTGTCCTGCCGGGGTCAATTCGCCACGCAGTGCCTGCTCTTGCAAACGCTTGCCAGTTTCTTGGTACGGTTTACCCAGCGCCTCTATGTCTTGTTTGGCCTGCTGCGCTTGTTGCGTCGCCTTTCTGCTTTGCAGTCCAGTTAACAAACCGCCACCAACACCGAGCGCAGCGCGTAATGCCAAGTTGCGCTTTTCCTGTGGACTCATGCCCTCAAAAAACCCTTTTTCTTCTGGGGGCGGGGGAGTGGTTTCTGCCGCAGGAACCATGCCTGTGGGCAACGGGGGTGGAGTTAGTCCAGCATCTTGGACTGCCGGCATCGCAAAAGAAGGAGCAGCGGCAAATTGAGGCGCAGCTATGTTCTCCATTGGTTGATAGGTAGGAATCATCCCGCCCTCACTAGGAGCAAACCTAGTTGCCTCTCCTGGCATCTGAACATCACCCTGTGGATAAAGGTCTGGATAAGCCTGCGCTACATCTTGTTGAGACATTTCCTGACCGCTAGAGTCATATACGCCAAAATCCCCTTCTTCATAGTACTCAGGCAGGCCGGTATGCGGGTTGATCGTGCCGCTGCCGCCCTCATCCTCAAGCCGCTGGGCCTCTTCTGGGGTGATGTGTGCCAGCATCTTGTCACCCTTGCGCCCGTAGCTTTGCAGCAGCTTGGCAAGCATGGGCAAGGCCGTGACATCAGCCGCCATCTCGGTTCTCAGCAGTTTTGCGATTTCTTTAGCCATTTACGCACCCGTTTCGTCTTTTAGCTTGAGTGATTCTACGTTCCAAACCCTGCGCTGCCTACCCTCTGAATCTCCGCCAAACAGCGGCCCACCCGCATCAGTACGCAATGCTTGCGCTAATGCTGAGGAACCTGGGCCAGGAGTTTGAGGAGCCTCGCCTGTAGTTGTTGCCGGGCTAGAAACATCTCGCGATCCTGATGGCCCTACATACTGTGTTGATGGCCCAGCCAATAATTTACTGATGCCGTACTGCGTTGCTTGCTTACCAGCTTGGCTGGCATAGTCACCTTTTTCTGTCGATCCCCAAGCAAAATCAGACAGTCCTCCAGCAATGCCGGCGGTTCCTGCCTGTTTCAGTGCTTGGGAAATATCACTTCCAGTACCAAGAGCGCCAGCAAGCCTGCCGCCAGCCGAGGACAATCCCTTAGATAGCGACCTTGCAGTTTCTCTTGAAACCCCTGGCAATGCCGTTTGAATGGCAGACGGTTCCGGTATCTGTGGCCCGAACTCACCAACAGAGCCAGTTGCCCCTAATGCTCCGCTAATTGCGCTTCCTACGCCACCAGAAATTGCCCCGCCAAGAATTCCTCTTTCGACATCGCCGCCGGTTGCAGCAGCACCCAAGCCTCCGCCGATTGCGCCAGTGATTGTTGCACCAAGAATCTGAGAACCAACAGCGGCTACTACTGCCTCACCAATGGCGTAGTCAACAACAACGGCGGCTACTACTGGGGCGGCTGGCATTACAGTTCCAATTCAAACTGATAAGCAGGCTTCATCTCTTTGCCTTCTTTACGAACCGTTTGCGTTACTTTGACAGGTAAACCGGACATTTTTGCAATCTTGGCGTACCCAGGATCAGACGAATAACTGACCGCTTTTTTGAACCCTTGCTGTTTAAGCATCTTTGCCAGTTCAACATAGTTTCGTACTAACTGCGTTGGTTTTTCAGCAGAAAACGTATGTACTTCTATTGTTCCTGTTTGATCCGGCTTGGCAAGAAATGCACTGTTGCCAATTTGAATCAGCTTATATCCCTGATTTTTCAACATAAAATTTATGCCATTGAGAAACTGACCTTCTGACACACCCTGTGGCAGCTTCCCTTGCATAGACTTCTGAATAATCTCGACTGAATTCATGTCAACCCCAACGATGCTGCAATCTGTTCGTGGATATACAAATGAGAAGCAATCCAATCATAGAATTCTTCTTCTTTGTTCCAATCTACATCTAGCAAGTTGAATGGGTTGTTCAAACCCAAATAGCCTGCGAATGCCTGATGCTCAACCTGATGCGCTTGCAGCCAATCGTCTAGGTTGTCGATGTTTGCGTCAATCAGCGGGTACACCGGAACCGGAATACCTTGATCCATGAACGTCTGCTGAAACAATTTGTGCTGCAACCCGTTCTCAAATAGAAATTCGCCAAGGCTGTCCTTGTCACCGAACTTCACGATTGATAGGGTTTCCATGTCCATTAGACACCGTAGTACGGAATCTTCTTGCTAGTGCCGTTAATCAAGATCGTGATGTAGCCTTCTGGAACCAAAGGCAAGCTGCTAGTTGCAAACGTGGCATTGGCATCGGTCGTTGCGGAAATGTTGGCGTTCGCCAGCGTCAGGTTGCCCACCGAGGTAGTCGTGCCACCTAGAGTTAGGACAGTATTGCCAAGGGTGATGTTTGACCCTGTTACCTGCGCCGCCGTGACGCTGATCGTCGCGTTCGCCGCCGCCGTAAGCCGCCCCTGCGCGTCAACAGTGAAAGTTCCAACGGTACTTGCATTGCCATAAACTCCCGCTGTTACTGTTGTATTTGCCAGATTGACTGTGCCGGTAGTGGTGATTGGCCCACCCGTCAGACCTACGCCAGTTGCTACGTTTGTGACTGTGCCATTGCCATCAAATTGAATGGCAACACTGACGGCATTGGTTACTCGGCCTTGTGCGTCAACAGTGACCTGAGATACGGTTGTTGCATTGCCGTATACGCCAGCAGTAACGGCGGTATTTGCAAGGCTGATCGTGCCATTGACCGTGATCGGGCCACCCGTCAACCCCGTGCCAGTATCGACCTGGGTTACTGTCCCGCTACCGCCGCCTGCGCCCCCGCCTGCTACCTTAAGCATTTCACACCTCTACAGGATTATGTATCTCGTTGTGATGCGTTGCACACAACCAAGTTACCGCCAATCTCATGTCTCTTGCGTATGAAGAATGATGAGCCATTGATTCTTTTGATCCGCACATAAAACATGGTTCTTTCACTAATTTCCCAGTTTTCAAAGCGTACTTCACAGCATTTTTTGCAGACTCTCTTGCCTTGCCTTGTAAAGTTTTAAATTTGTTCTGGTAATACTTTTTTGCAGTCAACCTGCCTTTTTCTGTTGCGTCATAACGTTTTTGTCTTTGCTGTTTTTTTCCAGACAACCTAGCGTTAATTGCTTCTTTTTTTCTTGCAGCCTTACCGCGTTCTGAATTTCTGTATTCTTTGTTTTTTTCATAACAACATGACTTGCACTTTCTGTAACCTTTGTAATACTCAACTTCACTTTTTTCTACGCCACACAAAGAACAGGTTTTCATAAAGCCTCCTTGTAAGAAGGCTAAAGAATACCATATTTACTCCCATGACGGCCTATAAACCATCTCCCGGCGTGACGTAGATCGTAGCCGTGCCGGTAGAGGTAACGCCAGTGAAGTAGGCGTTTGGCACAAAGGTGAGAATCTCATCAGTTGATGGCAACAGCGGGAATGATTGTCCAGTGGTCGTGACGATTGCCGCTGCATTGTTTGCATCCGCAGCAGTCGAACCGTAGCCTAGAAATACTGTGACCGTGCCAGTGTTGATGACACGGTACTGATTGCCGCCCAGGGTGCTGGACAAGCACTGCACGGCAGTCGGAGCCGCTACGTTGGCAACAAACGCTACGGTGTTGCCCGTCTTAGTGAACGCATTAAGCCCCATTAATCTTCTCCATGATTTCGTCAATCGTTTCCTGGACTTCCCACGAATTGCCGTTCATGCCGAACGCCACAGTGACCTTTACATCATCCACCGTGTTCTCAAAAAACGACATCATCGCCTCGGTGTTCAGGATCAATCCTTCACCGATACGGCCTTTGGTAGCGTTGGTCAGACGGATCAGCTTCATGCTTGTTCAACCCATGAAGTCGTGGCTTCGTCCCACGAATACCGCTTGTCATCAGTCGGCATAGGCACTGGCGCATTCCATAGGCAAGTGTCCTCATCCAGCACCCAGGACGGAAACGGCTTGGGCGAAATGAAAGCATCGCGCTGCGCGTCATAGGTGTAGCCGATGCCAGCGTAGTTCTTGCGAAATGGCGTACCGCCCAGGGCGTGAACACCGCCGTGGGTGTTGTAGCTGGTCTGCTTGTAGACATCGCCAGTACGGGCCGTCAGTTCGTCCTCTTTGCCGTTGTCCTCATCCCTGCCGACAGTGACAAACACCACGATATTGTTTTCATCAAGTTTTGCAAAATGTGCCATGATTTTTCCTATGCAAACGAAACGGTTTCTGATCCAGTTGATGTTGCGGTCACAGTATAAATCTTGTAACCGCCGCCAGTAGTAGAGGTTTGCGTCACGCCACCGGAGAATGTTGCGGTATATGTGTCAGGAATCTTGATGATGACAATGCCTGAACCGCCATTCCCACCTCTAGTTCCACCGCCGCCGTTGCATTCGCCGCCACCGCCATCACCCGTATTGGGAGATGCGTCTGCTCCTTGTGCTGCGCTAACATTGTTCCCGCCAACGCCGCCAGTGCTATATGTAATGGATGCGCCACTTATGCTTGAAGTTAATCCTGCTCCTCCAGCAGCTTTGTTGCCGGAACTTGTTGTTCCATTTGCTCCAGCGCCAGTAGCGCCACCGCCACCGCCTGCACCAAAATTAACTGATCCAGCGCCCGTTCCACCGTTGCCGCCTTGACTGCCAACGCCAACAGAACCGCCGGTACAAGCGCCGCCACCGCAACCGCCGTTGCTTCCGGTGTTGACATTCGATCCTGCGCCGCCCCCGCCACCAGTATTAGTTGTCGTTCTAAATACTGAGTTACTTCCATTAGCGCCATTTGCACCGCCAGCATTTACAGCGCCAGCACCGCCTGCACCAACCGTAACGGTATAACTAATTCCATAATTAAGCGATGCGCTTGTTACTGAGGACGCATACCCTGCACCGCCACCCGCACCGCGTGAGCCGCCGCCGCCGCCTCCACCCGCTACAACAAGGTAGTCGGCAGTAAGTGGAACAGCACCACCGGCTAGGAAAAAATTTTTAGCTGCAAACATTATGGTGTATATCCTTGAGCAATGCTGCCGTACCAATTTGTACCGTCAGCGATGAAGGTCAGAATGTCCATTTTGCCTGCGGTTGCGGTAATCGTCGGAGCGCCCGCAGTTCCCCACTTCACGCCCGTAAACGTCGCAGTCCCGTTGCCCGTGCTTGCAGCTTGTTTAAGCAACAGCACAAAGCTCTTACCCGCAGTCGCAGTCGGCATCGTGAACGTGCAGGCTGTAGATGCGGTGAGCGTAGCAGTCTGAACCGTGCCGTTAGTCAGCGCGATAGTATTGGACGATGTAACAGTGCCAATCGCCACCACACCCTCGGTGTAGTTGTTGATCTGGGTATTGGTCAGCGTGACGTTGCCAAAGCTGGTAGTCGTGTTGCCCAGGTAGACGGCAGTGTTGCCAAGCGTAATAGCCGTGGCAAAGTTTTGGTCAAGCTGTGACAGCGGAATCGCGCTAGTCGCAGTTGAAAAGATATTTGGAACAGCCATTAGAACCTCGCTCTTAGTTCGTGTTCAAACTCAAAACCATTGACTACAAATCCCGGCGTAGTGGATGTCAAGGTTTGACCTAGATATTTACCCCATTGTTCTGCATCAGTCTTAAATAGCGTATATCCAGCACCAATCCACGGAATTACGGCATTAGAACTATTTGTCCATGGAATTGTTGTGCCAACATAGTTGTACCAAGTCGCATAGTTTACAAGCGTGTAGCTTGGGCTGCTACCTACTTCGCTATCTACAGTGACGTTCAACGTGCCAGCCGTAGTCAGCGTTGCCTCAATGCCGATCTTGAGCGCCTGCTTGTCTCGGATCGGATCGCCCATAGACATCAGCGCCGTCTGAATCGTGCTGGACGTATTGGCTATGCTGTTGCCGTATAGTTTGTAGAGGGCATTGCTGTCCGTGCCGTACAGGGTAATCAGGCCACCCACCGGGACGGAAGTTACATAGTTGAGCGTGTCACCCTGGCTGGTGAAAAACCACTTTTTCTCAAAAAACACAGCCTGCACAAACCGCGAACCGCCGTAATAATTCTGCTTGAAGTTGAATGCGGCGCACAGAATGTTGTTGATTAGAACCTGCCCAGCCGTAATCGGGGAGGTGAAGTCGATGGTCGTAAACACCCCGTCCAGTGCGTCTGACAGCTTGCTGGTAGTCGAGCCAACCAGGGCGTATACCCCGTAATCGTTCAGGAACAGCACGGAACGGAAATACGGGAAGATTGCGTCCTTGCGCTTTGAGCCAACCGAGGCGCTGACGTTGGTGTTGGTGAACAGCGTCAGGCCGGCAGTCGTGACCCGGACATCCGAGAACACGTTGATGCTGTCATCGCCAAAGACGTATAGGAAGTTGTTGGCAGACAGAATCTGCTGAATGTTGCCGTGCAGCGTCGAGTCGGTCAGCAGGATGTTTCCAGCCGAGACACTGGTGAAATCGTTGTACGAACCGGCTGCGGAATACGCCGCCGTCCGTCCGTAAGCTACCCAGACACGCCCAGAGAACGAGGCCACGCCTACGTTGTCGTTGCTGTTGATGATCGCCTTGGCAGTCGCGTTGCTGCCACCGCCGCCAGTGATCGTTGCCGTGATGTTTGCAGCATTGGTGTAGCCAGAACCGGGGTTGTTCATCAACACCTGGGTGACTTGACCGCCGGACAGCACCGCCGTTGCCGTGGCGTTTGTCCCGCCGCCCCCGGAAATGGTCACTACCGTGTTGGAAGCGTTGGTGTAACCGCTGCCGCCGTTGGTCACAAGTACCGTTACCGTACCTTTTTCAAAGGTCACAATGCCTGCAATGGCTGATGCGCCAGAACCACCGCCCCCGGAAAGGGTCACAGTTGGGGCTACGGTATAGCCTGTTCCAGCCTCAGAAATGGTGATTGCGGTAACTGCATTGCCTGAAATCGTGGCATTTGCCAGCGCCTGAACGCCATTGGCGTTGTTCGGGGCTGAAATGGTGACGGTTGGAACGCTGGTGTAGCCTGAACCGCCCGAAACAATGGCAATAGAGCCAACAGAGCCAACAGCCACTAGATTCGTGCCATCCCAAGTGTAGTAGCCCTTGGACGGGTCAAGAATCAGCGCCCGTTCGTCTTTCCACTGTCCAACTTCTACGCCAGCCGCCGAGAATGTGCCGGCAACGGCTACGTTACCTTTGGCAGAATCTGTGACGTTGAAGAATTCGCACCTGCCATCATCCTCAAACGCAAGGATGTAGTCTTTGTTATTTATCGAGCAGGAAAACAAGTTGGTGACATTGGCGGCAAAGGTGACTGCCGTGTTTCCAGCGTCATAGACCGTGCTGCGACTGTTGATGATCTTGATGTTGGCAAAGCCAATGGGTTGAGCATTCTCAATCCATGCGAATTCAGTCTCATCAATAGATGTCCGGTTGGCCTTGGTGTTGACCCCCTTGAATTCCTTGATGACCTTATATGACTTTTTTTGCTCGGCAGCAGCCATATCAGTACGGATTCGAATAAGGGTTGGGCATCCTTCTGGTGTACGTTGTCGCTAGGACAGATTGTGCCTGTAGCTGATATTGCTGCTTGAAAATCTCAGCTTCGCCATAAGATTGTTCTTTGAACTTGGCCTTGTAACAGGCATAGAACGCCACCGGGGTAGTCCACGGGTCAGGTATCTGGTCTACTTCCGTGCCGCTAACTAGCGGTGTCGGAAGGATGACCGTATCGCATTCCATGGTGTAGTTTTGATCGGGAATCGGGCCAATGTAGAGGCTGGTTGGCCCGTACATGGAGAAAGCAATGGGTTGCCCGATGTAATTCTGCCAGTAGCGCAGTTGCGCGTTGAATTGCGTCCAAGACATATAGCGCATTGGTACGCGAGTATTACCCCAATACAGATTGATGTTCAGCACATCCATGGTCTGCATTGCTTCTGGAAAATCTGCCGAGAAGGTGTAAACCTCCTGGTTGGTCACTGCTGCAACTGTCTGGATTTTTCGCAGACAGCCGGTATCTCTGACTAAACGCTGACGAGCGTTGTTGATGTAGTCAGTCAGTTCATTGTCAGAATAGAAGTTGCCGTTTGCATCATGCAACAGCCGCCGACATTCTGTGATGTAGCCAGAAAGAGTTTGTGACATCTGTATCCCATCATGCCGTCATAGCGAGGACTTTTCCCCCTCCCCGCTTTGCAGGGGGAAGGGGTACTTGTTCCACCACCGGGGATAAAGAGTGGTCTTTTTGTGGCACACCCTCGGTGATGACAAAATTCGCCAGCCGCTTCAATCCATCAGGAATTTCATTGCTGGTCAAACAAAGTCCGAGAGAAGCCAGATACGGTTCCTTGTTATCGTTACCGTACCCGAATATGTGACGCGCTGCCTCCAGAGGAAGCTGGACAGGTTCATTCACTGGGAATGAAAGGTCTTGTCCCCTATAGTCAACGACAAGAGGTTTGAAGTTCTTGTTTGTCACATAGACGGTTGTCATTACAGAGTCACCACATCGCCAAATACGGTTATATCGCAAGTACCATTGGTGACAGCAACATTGACCTTCACATACAGCGCACCAGCGGTGTAGACCGTGGTGGCTGCTGCGGTAGACAGGGGAATGTCCTGCCAGGTCAAGTTGCTAGTCACGCTAGAGAGAACCGTCACGTTCGACACGGCATTGGAGGCGTTTCCGTCCGAGGAGGTCAGAACCACCACGTTTGCCGTGTTGATCGTAGCGTTAGCGTTTGCAACGGTAATCTTGCGAACGATGTATCCCGTTCCCGATACGATGGGAATGGTCACAGCCGTATTGCCGGTCGCGTTGACAGAAGCGCCTTGGACTTTGCCCAGAGCGATGCCGTCGAAACGGTCGGTGTACAGAGCGCCTACATGGTTCGCAATCATGTTGGCTCCTTACGATGCGTAAGTGCTGTTGGCGGCTTGACCACCGTTGATCGTCACCAGGGTGGCGGTGGTGTTTGCGTTGATTGCTTTCGCAGCCACGTTCACACCGTCCGACACAAAGTAACCACCCACGTTGTTGGCGATCAAAGTGTTCCAGTTAGCGCCGTCATACATAACCACGCTGATGTTTGCCTGGGCATTCATCATGTACGCGCCAGCAACAATCACGGTTCCGTTTCCGGTCGTGACAGCAGCCACCGTGGTGGTTTGCAGATAGGCAGAGGTGGTGTTGGTTACGGTATTCGCAACCAAAATTTTGTTCATTGCAAGTGCCATGGCTTTTTCTCCTTACAGTGTCAGTGAGTTATAGCCGGTCACTTGGGTCATTGACTTGGGCTTGGTGTTTACCAGTTCGGCAATCATCAAGACCGCGCCAACGTAACCAATCTGCCAGTTCGGGAGGGTGGACTCAAAGCCAGTGAACACAAACGAACCTTGGTCGTGGATGTACAGCGACAGGTAGTTGGTGTTGACCAGGTAGAGTTTACCTTCCGGGCAGTACGGATCGGGATAGATAGGCACACCGGCAACCATCAGGGCGCGGAACGCAGCCTGGGGGCCGTTGGCATCGCTATCAAAACCGCTGCCGGGGGTGATGACGTATTGCTCTTGACCAACATAGTCTTGAGCCAGCAGCGTCCAAGTACCGAAGCCGCACACGCCGAAGGACGGGACTTCCGCGCCGTTCTTGACCGTGCCGCTGATGTACTGAAGTACGTTCTGACGGGTCGGGTTGACCGAGCCAGCGGCGTACTGCTTGGACTGCCACCAGGTGTAGGTGGAGCGATCAATGTTGCCGTAGTTACCAGCGGCAGGGTTGCTATTGGAAATAGCGCCCGGCAGACCGATAAACTGCTGCGAATTGGTCGTGTTGTTGTACAGGGCCGTAGCCATTGCGTCCATCATTACGTTGGTCGCATCGTTCATACGGGCTTCGATCAGCGGGATGACCGCGTGATCTTGCTGCACCGCACCTTCCATTCCGAGGAACGGAACCGGGCAGATCATCAGCTTCAGGTTGAATTCAGCGTTGTACGCGCCTTGCTGAACGCTAGGCTGTGCAAACGATCCGCTGTAGTCAGACCATTGAGCATTGACAAACTGCGCTCCCTGGACGGGAACGGTTACAGATGAAACACCGCCCGAGGCTTGCTGACTGTTGGCAATCAGTGCCGCCATGAGAGGTGTCGAGTTGTAAAGCTGGACAACCAGTTTCGGGATAAACGCACGCCGAGTGACGTAAGTCAGTTCGGTGTATTGGGTCGAACCCGAAGCCGGAAGAATACCGCCGCCGATAGGCATGGTTCATCTCCGAGAAAAAA